TCAATCCAAGTACCAGACGGTCGAGCAGATCAACCAGCCAAACGTGCGCCTGGTCGAACCCGCCGGCGGCACCAACGAAGCCTTCGTCCACGCCTTCCTGCCCAAGGCGCAACTGCAGCTGCACGACAACGTGACGATTTTTCAGGAATTGCTGGATAAGAAGGCAGACGTGATGATCACCGACGCCTCGGAAGCGCTGTATCAGCAGAAACTCAAACCCGGTTTGTGCGCGGTCAACCCAACCAGGTTCATGCAATACGGCGAGAAGGCGTACCTGCTGCCGCGCGACGACGTCACCTGGAAGTCGTACGTCGATCAGTGGCTGCACCTGGCCAAGGTGACGGGCAATTATCAGAAGGTTTTGGGGGAATGGCTGGCGGTGCCAGAAACCAAGTAACAAAGACCTGTAGGAGCCGGCTTGCTGGCGATCGCGGTGGGTCGTCACATTGATGGCGCCTGCCAGATCGCTATCGCCAGCAAGCCGGCTCCTACAGTTTCAGCTCAGTCGTCGTGCAGCAAACCGGAACCGTATTCACCGTAACTATTGCCCAGCGCACTGCCATGGAAATTCATCTTGCTTGCGCTATTGGTAGGCCCCGGGCCGAATCCGGACGGCACGGTGTTATCCGAATAACGGTGCTCAGTAGTTACCCCCGAACAGGCGCTCAACAGCAAGGCACCGGCGATCAGCGAGACTTTGACGAGGTTTGCGATCATTTTTTTGGGTCCTGTGGGGTGGGTGCGCGGGGGTTGGTGTTGGGTTCATCCTAGGCTGACGGGATGTGGGGGATTATGAAATTTTGCGGGGTGACAGCGTTGGTTCAGGTCGGGTGTTTTTCGGATGGATGCTGAGCCGACCTGATGTCAAAAAGAGACGCCCCCTTTGGCCTGTCTCACTGCGATGCAGCCAGCATGGAAAAGAAATGACTTACTTCGAGATACAGCTCGCGACGACCAGCCAATTCAGGCAGACGTTTGTCGGTGTAAGATGCCCCAACACACATCCACCATTGAGGTCACCATGACCGGTATATCTCTGAACCTGCCGGAAGACCTGTCGGACTCACTCGCCGATCTGGCCAAGACAAGCGGCCAAACCGCAAGTTATCTGGCGATGGATGTTCTTCGCGACTACATCGAGCACGAGAAAACTCTGACTGCTCAGATTGAACTGGCGGTACAGGAGGCGGACGAAGGCAAATTCGCTACGGAAAAGCAGGTCGCCGCGATGCGTGCCCGGCGCTGGAGCCGGAATGCGGGTTGAGTGGCTGGAACGATATGCCCTCGAACACCTCCACCGCATCCCTGATAAACTGCAGCCCTAAGCCTTCGCGATCCTGATTCCCCAATGCCACTACCCACTGCTTCGCTCTCCCGCCGTTTTTCCGTCGCACCCATGATGGATTGGATCTACTAAAACTCATCCTCAATAAAACAAGGGCTTCAACAGCCTTTTTATTTTTCCGTACCAATTCTGTACCAATAGTGCGTTTTGCGCTTACACCTCTCTAACCTTTCAACTGGTAAAATTTTCACGCTTCGGGTTCATTCGTATTGACTTACTGTTGCACCACAAGCTGAAGCTGACTCGAAGCGGTATGTCGACGAACTAGATGGCCTGTTGATACCATAGATGACTGATTGAGCAATCCTGGTTAAAAAAATTACTCAGTAAACTGCATCAAGAAAGCTGTAAACCGTTCCTCTGTACCGATCCTACTCGGCCTGCAGGGCAGGACCTCAACCGCAAAAGGCCAGATCAATGACCAATCAAACCTTGCCCCAAGACTTCCCGGAAGAGTTGGACCCTGATTTCGAATTCATCACATCAGAGTTCGACTACGTGACACCAGAGGTGTTAGCCGATGTTGCTACCATTAATGACCTGCAGGCCGCTCTGCAAGAAATAAATCAAATGGTAGGCATCACCGGCAGCGAGATAGCGAATCATTTCTTTCCTGACCAATCGTTTTGGGAATCACTGACGGAGGACCAACGCATCGCTCTTTTAGCCAAGTACGTAGCCTGCGAACGTGTGGAAGCAGCATCGCGGGCCGTCACACTATGCGCCGAACTTGATTCCGAGCGTTATATCGAACGCACGGAAGAAAAAAATGAGCCGGACCCGTTCTAACTACCACCCATCGTGCCTACCTCCATACCTGCCGGGGGTAGGCTCTCCAGTAACAACATGGGTACTCGCAGATTAAGTATATTGTTACCAGCACTCGTTCGTACGGTTGCAAAAGCTTCCATCTGATGTGGCCCAACTCGCTGGCCACTGTCCGATTTTTCCTGTCATCAGCGTCAACAATGGGATGGTCGCAGTCTATTTGACTCGCATTAATTGGGCCTTCGTACCAGTTCTGTAGCAACAAACCGCCTCTGCTGACGTTACTCTCCGACTTACCGATTGAGCCTCATCCAGCCTCAGCTTCTAGATAAGCTAGGATTACCCGAACCTCCATTCTAGGAAGATAGCTATGTCGGGTACTCCAGCATCAAAAATCGCCACGGCTGACGCATTGACATTGCTCTTACACAATCAACATGCGTTAGCCGCAGCAATCGAAGAACTCACCAAATGGCTATCAGAGAATGGCGTAGGGAGTGTTGCACTTAACGCAACGACTGCCATGGAGACACTCGACGCAAATGCACAAGCGATCACGGATGCGATCATGCGAGTACGGCAGTGCTAGACAATGCGACCCAACACCGCCACACCATCGGACAGTGAAGGCAGCACCAGCGAGTGAATTTTGAGCATTGAAGAAGAATTCAACCCGAAATCTAGGTCCATCAAGGGGACTCGAATCAGCCATTTCATTTTGTGGAATTTTGAAATGGAATGCTCTATGCTCATTTCAATTTTAGGAATTTTGAAATGAGCATTATTAAGTCTCCACCCCCTACCAATCTGAATGTTTTCAAAGACATCATTGAAAAATACCCTGAGAAAGCCGGCGCATACCTGGCGCTGAACCACTGCGTTGACTCGAAAGGCCGTTATCTTCATTTCGACAAGCTTAGATTTAGGATCCCAAGCGACTTGGATCCGGCCCTCGCTTGGTCTGTAGTGAAGCAAGCAAGATTGAGACAGCTCACGCACGTTTTGCGGCTAGGCGAGCCTTCGAAACCATGCAGCTTTCTGTATACCCCAACCATGCACATCGCCATTTCAGCCTGTGACCAGCATACGACTACGGCCGCCCTTGAATGGATGTGTTCTAAGATAGGGGAATCGAAGCATTTACAGTACCTATTGAACGACTTGATTGAAGATGAGGCCATTAGCAGCAGTCAACTTGAAGGAGCTGCTACTACCACCAAAGCTGCAAAGGACCTTTTGAAAAGAAAGAAGGGACCAAGAACACCTGATGAAAAAATGATCATCGGCAATTTCAAAATGATGAATCATGCTTGGGATTTCAGGGATCACGATCTTACTTTGGATATAATTTCTGACCTACATCAAGTAGGAGTAGAAGGCATTAATGATGAAGTATATCGGCCTGGAGATTTTAGAAATGATGACAAGGTCGTTGTTGTAGATGGTAATGGCGAAATAGTTCATCAGCCGCCACCTGCTAAAAACCTAGAGAACCGGCTGAAACTAATAATCGATTGGGTCAACACCAACCATACAGACATAAAAAGTCAAAGCTATATTCACCCCTTGGTGAAAGCAATCATAATCCATTTTATTATAGGATATGAACACCCATTTAATGATGGAAATGGAAGGGTCGCTAGATCATTGTTTTACTGGTATTTATTCAAAAGCGGGTTCGGCGCATTCAGATATATCGCTATCAGTACGCTACTTAAGATAGCGCCAATTCAGTACGGAAAGAGTTACCTCTACACTGAAACCGACGACATGGACCTCACATATTTTATCGATTACCAGTGCAGGGTAATCGCCAGAGCAATAGGCCAATTCAGGGCCACATACCAAGCAACCGTTGAAGGAATGGAAAAATTTAACGCTTTTCTGTACCAATCCGGTCTATACGGAAAACTCTCAGAGAAACAGAGAGTAGTCTTTAATGTAGCCCGTTCTGGAAACGCGCAGGAATTTACCATCACAAACGTAAAGGAAAACTTAGGCTGCGCGTATAACACTGCCGCAAACGTACTTAATGGCCTCGTCGACCTTAAACTTTTTGAAAAAACAAAAATCGGAAACGAATGGGTTTTTAGTATGATCGACACCAGTAAAATCATAAGTGGATGGAAAAAATAGATATCAACATCATTGTCGCATGGTGTTTGTCGTTGATGGAGTGAACCCTGGACCGATCGTCTTTAAAAAGACTTTAAGGGCTGCATGGAGTTTCACGCGACCATTCCTCCCGCTTGTCTCTGCTTCTATCAGCGACCTTTTCAAAATTGAGCGATCACGGAAAGCTCCCGTCATAGGAGCTTTGGCTTACAAGCTTAGCTAGTCTGATCGGCTATTTTTGAATATAGTGCCTTTTTTGCTATGGCGATGTTTCGAAATGGATCAACGAAATGAAACTCCAAAACCAAGAGACAGCGGGGTCTCAGGTACGCAGGAGAAAGGTGAGGAACCTCAAGGTGTATTGGAAACGCTTCCTCCACTGACCAGGCCTGCCCTCCACGATGCTTTTATCGGACTTACTGCGACGCGCCCTAGGAATTTCGGGGGAGACTTTAACGCAGCTTTGATTGGAAGTATGGTAGATCACTTTTCTCAAGAGTCTATAGATGCCAAACAGTCACTAAAACAGAAAAACCAAGAACTCAGAGACACAATTGACGAGCTGTCGGCGGCCAAGATTGAGCTTGCCACACTGAGAGAAAAGCTAGGTGCCGCTGCAGGTCTCTCACGAGTAAAACAAACCTGCACCTTTATAGGCACTGCCGTTCTTGGGATAGCTGTTGATCTTTACAAAAACAACTTCACCATTTCTTATCTAGTTGGAGTTAGTGGAGCGGTACTGATTGCCATGACGCTGTTTATAGATAGGAAGGAAAAACAATGAGTCTCTTTGGCGTTGAACATCTTGACATCATAGACGTGCTTGACAAAGGCTCGCCAAACCTTGAAAGAATCGCCATTTATGTAAAAGAAAATTGCGATCTACGAGACTATATTTTATTGATTGGACATAGAAATATAGATGGTTCAGCCACGCCAATTAAAGACAATATGCTTTGGTTTGGTGTTGCCGAACTAAATAAAGGAGACTGGATCTTTGTATATACTGCTCCTGGAACAACCACTATCCAGCCAATTGAAGGTACAAATTCAAAATTGCACAGCATCCACTGGGGAAAAGATCACACTATATTTCAGAATGGTGGACTCGTACCGATGCTTTGTCAGATAAGTGGTGTTGCAATGCCTGAGATCCCGCAGCCACAGGCACACGATAAACGTTTAACATCGAATTAACATTCGGTAAAACAAGCAGCAATTTTGGTGCTAATAACCAGAAAATAGTTGCGACTATTTTTGATTCTTATGAATCTCTAAGTTTCCGAATCAAGTGATCATTTCCCTCTAGAAATCCCTTCATCCACACAGCCACTCTCGTTATCAGTTTCCCAAGCTGATAACGAGGGTTCGATTCCCTTCACCCGCTCCTCTATTTTCAAGGCCTCCAGCGGTGCATGTACGTGACTGCAATCAGTTGGGGGCTGTATTGGGGTCCGTTTGTGTGTTTGTACACACAAAACAGCAGAGGGACCTGGCCAGCACCCTCCCCCTAGGTGCTTTCGGCTTTTCATGTTGACCCATCGGAAAACGGTTAGGAAAGTTAGTTTTTCACTGACCGCCCTGAAAGCCTTGTCGTTGGCGGCTTTGCGGTCGGTGCCATGGGTTAGCTTTAGGGTTATGAGAGGTAATTTCCTAACCTTTATAACTGTTAAAAAAACAATAAATAAAACCTCTATAAATCAATAGCTTGTGATTTTCTAACCTCAAACCTAACCATAACTAACCCTTCAAAGTTAGCTTTCAACCCCAGTAAATACGGGGCTTGCAGATCACCTCTCCCCCCGTTTCTAAAAACTAACCCTTTTCCCGAGCCACCTCTCAAAATCGTCCCAGGCTGCGCTCCAGTCACCTTCTGCAAAACGGCCCACCCTCGCAGGGATTCGCAGGCTTTTCCCCTACCAACACCGCCAGAGCAAGCCCAGCCAGGCCCGCGCCGCAGCACCTGCAGAAGTGCGGAAAAAACGACACATTTAGCCCGCAGGCGTGGCGGGGGGACGACTGCGCGCGCCAGGTGAGATGTCGGTATTGAATGGGCCATCGTCCGGCCTTGCCGTATCGGATGAAGGGCACAGGCGGGCAGCATTGTCGGTAGCGATGGGGCGCAGCGCCGGCCAATGTTTGTGCAGACGAATTTCGTCCGCACAAAATTTGATCAGAATCCCGCAATGGCGCCTGAGCGGTAGTGTCATCGACAGTTGACGGCCTAGGTCCCTGCCGATATCGCTCGCCTGTCGTTGTAAGTCCAGCGGCATGGGATTGGCGCCCCATAATTCGTAGGTGGAAACGACCGCCAGTAGTGCGGTTTTTTTGTGTCCGCAACATGGCAAGCCTGTAATGGGCGGGCCGTGTGTGGGTGCCTACGGGCACGCCGGCCCTACGACCGGTACGCCAACCCGCACGGTTCCGCTCACCCAAATTGGCGTTTGCGTTGCGGAAAACACACCGCTTCGTAGTAACTACTGATATGTCAAAGCGCACCACTGGTAGACCGCTCGTTAATTTTTCCCCGTCCACGTTGCTGCATACCGCTGATGAACAGGCGTTGTTGCAGTACTATCGCCAGCTCAACCAGATCGACCAGGGCTTTATCCGCCGTGCGGCGCAGGCACTTGCCCTGTGCTCAGCCATGGAGCAGGGAGCAAAATTATGATTTCAGCAATTCGTCAGGTGATCAGCATCGCCGACAGCGATCTAACGATCATCGAGCACCAAGGCGAGCGTGTAGTGACTCTTACCATGGTGGACCAGGTGCACCGACGACCTGACGGTACTGCACGCCGCAACTTGAATGCGAACCGTGAGCGATTCATTGAGGGAAAGCACTTTTTTAAAATTTGTGCGTCCGATTTCCGGACGCACAAACCAGATGCCATTTCTAATAAGTCTCATGAAGACGTGTTGCTGTTGACCCAACGCGGATATCTGCTGTTGGTGAAATCTTTCACCGATGAACTGTCTTGGCAGGTGCAGGACATGCTCGTGGATAGTTACTTTGAGGGGCAGCGCCTTGCAGCTCCGCCCGTCACACAGCGCATCGCCCAATCACGCCATCGACTAGCTCTGGCCAAAGAGCTACACCGCACCCGCGACGCTGGTCTGCGCGAGGTCATTTATCAGCAGCTCGATGAGGTGTCGCGTGCGATGGGGCTGCCTACACCGGAACTCGAAAGCCTTGGACGCTCGGCCGCCAAGGCTCCGGATATATTGAAAGTATTTTGGGAAGCGCTAGCTTTCCTCGACGGTAAGGGCGTTGCATACAACCACGCGACAGCCAGCAACTTGCTGGCCCTCAATCTGCGGGAATTAGCCAGCCAACTGCTCGATCATGGTCAGCCTCTGCGCTTCGATAGCGCACTGCGACAGGCCCTCTGGCAAAGCCATTCGCCGCGCTGTCTGCATAAAAACCGTACAGTTCACAGTCGCTTGTCCGGCAAGAGCATGAAATGCTGGGTGTTTGAACGATACTCAGAACCTTAGAGGACGCCTTAATTAATCGATAAGACGGACTATTGACTGTACATAAAAACCACTACTACTCAACAAGAAGTAAGCATGCTCACAATACTAAATAACTGGTTTTCCGACCCTAAAAACTGGGGGACTTTATTGATAACTGCCCCTATAGCTACTCTTGCCTTGATCGTTGCATTAAAAAACTATGCGCGCAAATCTGGCATAGCTATACGCGGGGGATGGGGTATCGCATCGAGTTCAAAATGCGAAGAAAGCTACGTATCCAGCTTAGTTCTTGAGAACCTCAAAGATAGGTCGGTAACGATTTACGGTATATTCTTAAAAGTCGGTCATAACTTTTATATAGAACTTGAAGACCATGATGAAAAACCGCTCTTACTGAAACCGTATGAGACGTACCACAAAACAATGGGCGAAATACTTTTCTATTCCGTCAACACCAATATAATAAAAATGCAAAATTTGCTTAACGATAAAAAAGCAAAAAAACGGCTTGTTCTCTCGACCAGCGAGGGAAAATATAAAGTCCCGAGACATGTCAAGCACTGGTCGCCGCTCACGGAGTTCTTTAAGAACCATCTTACGGGCATAATACGACCTGTGAGGGTTAGCCATAACGGCGAAGATATTGGAGGAAACGTTCGATTTATAGTCGATATCATCAATAAAGACGGAAATATAGAAACAATACCTTTGATGAAGACAGACTATCAACTTGTCATATTTAAAAATTTTTTACTTACCGAGGAGTGCCTGCTGTCTAAAAAATCTCTTGAATCGTATTTAGATGCAATGCTCGAGCAGGAGCTTATAACTGCGGGCTCAACGATAAAAGTTTATGATTTTGAAGAACACAAAAATAAAATAAGTAAACAATATAGCGAGACCACAATAGAATCAGAGCGATGGAGTGCTTCCTATTACTATATTTTTGGCCGACTCTATACGTGGTATTCCTACCTAAAAATGGTCAAAAGGAATAGACGCAACCAAAAAAAGCTAAATTAAATAAATATCTAAGCTGAATTAGGGGCTAAATTTTTCGATCATTGGCCGATGGGTGCAGCAAGGTCCCATTGTCGATGGCAGCAACGAGCCGGCTCGCGGATGGATACTGATCAATGTCGAACAGCACGAACTGCCCGGCGAACCTAAACGGCTGAAAGTGGGAGGGAATATGGGATGACGCATTGGCCGCTCTGAACCTGCCGCATGCGGTGCAGGCACAGACGCTGAAGCTACTGACGCGCATCGCCACGGGTCACACGGCGCACGACTGCGAACGCGCGGCGGATCGCGCCGAGGGCTTTGTACTAGGACTGGAAACGGTCAAGGCGCTGAATGCCGCGAGCATTGAGGCGCTGTACCTGGCCTTCGAGCACGCCGAGACAGCGCGCCTAGAGGCGCTGGAACAATGATTGCCGAAGGCATTCAATAATAAGTGTTGAGCACCTTGGTCGCCTGGACCTGACGTAAACTGTTGGCGTTCGCTTAATAATTGGGGGCACGATGAAACGGGACATGGACCTTCTGCGGTTGATGCTATTGAAGCTAGAAGAGCTCGATGAGGATGGACAGAGCACGTATTTCTTCGACGATAGTGAGCGGCTTGAGATCGACGGTTTCACCTGGGAACAAGTCGTATACCACTATGACCTAGCAGCCGAAGCGGGAATGGTCGATCAAGGTGGTCGCGGAGCAATGGAGGGGATAATGTTCCGCCGCTTGACTTGGTCAGGTCACGATTTTGTTGATGCCGTTCGCGATAATGAAATTTGGAGGAAGACCCGCCAAGGAGCTACTGCAGCTGGGGGATTCAGCATCGAACTGCTCAAAGACTTAGCCAAAGGGCTGATCAGAAAAAAAATCTCTGACCATACTGGCATCGAAATTTGAAGGCCGCCTCGAAGGCGGCTTGACCTGAGACGATCAGGTTGTTGAGTCGCTTGGTACCTCATACGACCGGAAGCGCACAACCTCCTCTCCCAGCCATTCGTTAATCTGCAGCAACCTAGCCTGTTCCGGCTCCAACTCATTGACGGCCCAGACCTGCGCCGCGTCGCGAATCGATCCAAAGCCGCCAGCGTTTTGCGGAACCACGCCCATCAGTTGCGGCGGAATCCGCAGCATGGCGAGCTGATCATCGCGGCTGATGTTCTTGATCGCGCCGAAATCATCCTTCGCCGCCACCTCGCTGATGGGGATCAACTGCAGGCCGTCCTTCTTGCCACCAGGTGCGTACATGAACAGGTTGCGAAAGTTGCCCGGGCCTTTGCTGTTCTTCATCGCCGTTCGCAAATCGTTGACGAAGTCCTCGTTCTGCGCGGCATCGGTCATATACATAATGAAACCCGCATGGCTGCCGTTCTGGTAATACTTACGGCGAAACAACGTGGCGCTCTCATTGAGTAGTGCGCTCTGCAGCGCCGGTAACCACTCGGGCAGCCCGTAGATTTCCTGATTGATGTCCGCTACCCGCAGGTGACACACGCTCCCGGGCTTGAATTCGTGTTCGTCCTTCCAGCCCTGCACCTGGTAGTAGGTATCCTGGTCGATGCCTCGGCGGATGTACTTCGACAGGCAAGGCATCAAGCCCAGTGCCTGCCGCAGCATGTTGTCGCGCTTCTCCAGGTAGAGGTTTCCCGACCATCCCCAATCCATGACGATTTGCTCAAAAGCCTGCCGGCTCAGCAGTCGGTGTGGAATGAACGTGCGAGCCAAAGCGTTGCGCTTGAAGATCAAACCCGACTGCAGATACACGCTCGCCTTCGAGGCTTTCGCCAAGCCATCCAGCGAGACCGGTGGCTCGTACCAGCGGCCGTTGGACCAGCACTCCAGGTAATCGAGAACCTCCCGGCCATCAAGCACCGGTACCGGATCGCCGAAGGTGAAAGCCATCGACTGACCACTCCCGGATTTGACCAAGTGTTCACTTTCGGTTGATTGCGACGTGGCCGGCTGTGCCTGGGGGCTGCTCATCAGTAAATCTCCATGAAACCGGTGTTGGCCACGGTCTGGCCCTCCAGCGGTTCGTTGTGTAGTGCGTGAAAGAGTGCCCACGCCAGATCGGCGTGGCCGGTGTTGTCAGTCCGTCCGGCGGTGTAGGTGAACTGACGCCCACCTGCGGTGACCGTCTTGCGAATGGCCATCAGCGACTGGGCCAAGTCCGTCCAGCCGGCATCAAACTCCAGCCGTCCCTTGCTGATCACGTCCCAGGCTTTCATCACCAGACGGGTCTTGACCTCGGGGCTGTAGGAGAACGTGCGCAACGCGGGGAAGAATTGGCGCACCAGCTGCGCCACGGCGCTGCCAAGACCGGTGGTGTCGATGCCGATGTAGGTAACCCAGTAGCGACGCGTTACCTGGCGAATCGTCTCGGCCTGTGCGGCGAAGTCCATGCCACGGAACTGGTGTCGCTCCAGCACGCGGAATTTGCCGCCCGGTACCAGCGGTGGCGCCACCACGATCAGGCCGGCGGTATCGCCTGACTCTGCCGGGTCATAGCCAACCCACACCTGCCGGTCAGCGAAGGGTCTGGCAGCGAAAGGTTGGTAGTCGGTCCAGATCGACCAGCTGTCCACCATGCATGGCTGCAACATGTTCAGGGGGAAGATGCTCGCGCCGTCGTCGACGAACTGGCACATCAGCAGGTTCTGGAACGCCGCCGCGTCGTACTCGAGTCGCAGCTCGTCGATGTCGAACAGGTCGCAGCCCCGTTCCTCCGCGTCCAGGATGGTGACGATCTGACGCCAGATCCGATCGTCGCAGAGCTTGCCCTGCTGCAGAGCATCGTGGCCGACGTCCAGTTTCAATTGCTGGGCGGTCGGCTTGCCCTTGTTGAAACGCTCCCCGGTCCAGAAGGTGTACGCCTCATGCGCCATCGAACTTGGCGTCGAGAAGTACGTCCGGCGGTATTGCTTCTGCATCGCCATGCCGGACGCGACTTTGTTCAGTTCGTTGAACTTGAAGGTCCAGAAAAATTCGTCGAAGTAGAAATTGCCGTGATAGCCCTGAGCTGTCCGGGCGTTGGTACCGAGGAAATGCAACTCGGCGCCGTTCGGCAGAATGATCGGGTCACCAGTGAGATCAACCTCCACCACCTCTCGGGCAAAGGCTTGGATGTAGGCTTTGAAAATGTGCGCCTGCGCCTTGCTGGCTGACAGAAAAATCTGGTTGCGCCCGGTGGTCAACGCATCGATCAGCGCCTCCCGGGCGAAATAATAGGTCGCGCCGATCTGGCGACTTTTCAGGATGGCGCGGGTGCGCTGGTTGCCCGCGCGGTACCAGTCTTTCTGGTAATCGAAGCAGCCATCAAGAAACGCCTCGATCAATTTCTCGACCGCTTCCTCTGGGATGTCGTTGCGCTTGGGCTTACGCTTCTCCCCGGCGTTGCGTTTGGCCAGTTCCGGGTTGAGGTCTGTCTCGGTACCGCCGCCCTGGTAGCGCTGAATTCGGGATTGCCGCTCCAGTTGCCGGTGGAGCAGGTCGATTTCCTTGTAGTCCGCACCGGACTTGGGATCCTTGAGGATCAGTTGCACCAGACGGGCCTCGGTGGCCGCCTGGATACGCTCGAGCGGCGTGGCCCGGTCCCATTCGTCGCGCGCTTTCCAACTGTGAAGGGTCTTTTCCTTCTCGCCGATCAGCTCGGCAATCTCGCACACACGGTATCCCTGCCAATACAGGTGCTTGGCATGCCGGCGGTGATCAGTAGGTAGTTCGACGATTGAGTTCATGGCGCAGATGCTGCCGTTCGCGCGCGCGTGGCCCTATCTCCGCGCCCTGTAAGGTGCCCCGCTACAAGTCCCCCACATTGCCGCGCCATCGCGCGATGCCGACCATGCCCTCATCGCCAGGCACAACGCCACCGCAATGAGGACTCCCAGCATGGCCGGCAAGACCGATACCCCAGCCAAGAAATACCGCTCCAAATGGACCCGCATCGCCGTTGAAGGCGCCACCACTGATGGCCGCAATATCGAGCGCAGCTGGATCGAGGACATGGCCAGCACCTACAGCCCGAACACCTACGGCGCGCGGATGAACTGCGAGCACATCAAGGGCTACATGCCCGGCGGTGAGTTCGGTGCTTATGGCGACGTTCTCGCGTTGAAGGCCGAAGACGTCGAGATTGCCGGGGTCAAGAAGCTGGCCCTGTTCGCCCAACTTCAACCCAATGACGCGCTGCTGGCCCTGAATAAAGCAGGCCAGAAGATCTACACCTCGATCGAGGTCCAGCCAAAGTTCGCCGACAGCGGCAAAGCTTATCTGGTGGGCCTCGCCATCACCGACACCCCTGCGAGTCTGGGTACCGAGGCGCTGTCTTTCAGCGCACAGCACGGCATCCTCACCAAACGCAAACAGGACAAGGACAACCTGTTCTCGGCGGCGGAAGAGACGCCCTTGGAATTCGAGGAAGTCGCCGACCCAACCGGCATGTTCGCCTCTCTGAAAGAGAAGGTTGGCGAGCTCCTCGGCAAGAGCAAGGAAAAGGAAGGCAAGGACGCCACCAGCTTCGCCGCCCTGGGCGAACTGATCGAAAGCCTGGCCACCCATGGCAGCGAGCAGGCCGAAGCCTTCGCTGCTGAACAGAAAGCCCGCCAGGGATTGCAAACCAAGTTCGAGAAGCTCGAGACCGACTTCGCCGACCTGGTCAAGCGCCTCGGCGCCACCGAGGACCACAGTCAACAGCCCCGCCCGCCGCTTTCCGGCGGTAATGGGCAAGCGCTCGCTGACTACTGATCCCCTGACGCAGACCTAAACCAGTTCGGAGAGCACCATGCGTAAAGAAACTCGAATCGCCTTCAACGGCTACCTGTCCCAGCAAGCCAAGATCAACGGTGTCGACTCGGTTGAAGTGAAATTCACCGTCGCGCCGACACCACAGCAGAAACTGGAAAGCGCGATTCAGGAATCCAGCGGCTTCCTGAAAAAGATCAACATCATCCCGGTCGATGACGCAGAAGGTGAAGCGATCCTGCTGGGCGTGAATGGACCAACCGCCGGCCGCACCAACACCAGCGCGAACAATCCACGTCAGCCGCGTGATGTCAGCGGCCTGAGCAAAGACACCTACAGCTGCAAAAAAACCAACTTCGACACCGCGTTCCCATACGCAAAACTGGATGCCTGGGCCAAATTCCCCGACTTCCAACCGCGGTTGTCTGGCTCGATCGCTGAACGCCAAGGGTTGGATCGCATCATGATCGGCTTCAACGGCACCAGCGTCGCTGTCGACACCAATCTGTCGACCAACCCACTGCTGCAGGACGTCAACATCGGCTGGTTGCAGAAAGTCCGTGTTGCGGCACCTGAACGCGTACTCGATGAAGGCGCCACTCCAGACAAGGTCACTGTAGGCCCAACCGGCGACTACAAGACTCTCGACGGACTGGTCTTCGATGCCATCCAGATGCTGGACCCATGGCATCGCAAACGCCCGGATCTAGTGGTGATCGTGGACCGCGCTCTGCTGCACGAGAAGCAGCTCAAGGCCGTGGAAAAAGGCGCCGCGTCCAACCAGGAAGAAAACGCCGCCGACGAAGTCGTTAACAAGGGGCGCCTGGGCGGACTGCCGATCGAGGACGCGCCGTTCTTCATCTCGGGCGGCGTGCTCATCACCACGCTGAGCAACCTGTCCATCTACTACCAGGCCAGTGCTCGCCGTCGTCACCTCAAGGACGAACCGGAATACGACCGCGTCGCCGACTACCAGTCCTCGAACGAGGCCTATGTCATCGAAGACCTCGGCCTGGTCGCCCTGGTCGAAAACATCGAGAGGGTGTAACCCATGTCGCTCACCCTTGCCCAACGCAACCAGCTGCGCAAACGCGCAGCGCTGGAGGCCGCAGCAGTTGCTCCCGCCGCCATGATGGAAGGTGCCACCGGTTACGAGGTCACGCTGGCCAAACTGCAGCAGGACCAATTCCGTCTGAAGCAGGTGCAGTCTCAAGAGGGCAAGGCGAGGCTCAAGATCGAGATGCTGCCTGACTACGTGCCTTACGTTGACGGCGTGCTCTCGGCTGGTCAGGGCGCCCAGGACGACGTGATCACCACCCTGATGGTCTGGCGCTTCGATGCCGGCGACTTTGCCGGCGGATTGCAGGTCGCCGAGTACGTCCTGAAGCACGGCCTGATGATGCCGGACCGTTTCAACCGCACCACAGGTTGCCTGGTGGCCGAAGAAGTGGCCACGGCCGCGCTCAAGGCTCAAAAGGCCGGCGGCACTTTCCCGCTGGAGATCCTCACCGACACCGCTGTATTGACCGAAGAGCAAGACATGCCGGACGAGGCCCGCGCCAAGCTGGTGCTCGCCCTCGGCCGCGCCACTCTGGAAGACATCGACGAGGTGAAACCCGGGCGACCTGGTCAACTGGAAGCCGGTATCAACCTACTCAAACGAGCCATCGAGCTGCACAGCAGCTGCGGGGGCAAGAAAGACCTGGAGCGCGCTGAGCGCCTCCTCAAGAAACACACTGGCCCTGCCAGTTAACCGAGCGTCCCCACGCACCCGGCGGCTCGGGGCGGATCAGCGGGTTTGCTCCTTGCCCAGCTGTGAAGTCCCGACCACCGCCGACCTATTCGAGCGACAAGCATGAGCGGATTCATCGCCGGCGGTATCCCATCGACTGCCTTCCCGATCGGCAACAGCACCTTCTGGCCGAAGATCGACGGCCAGCATTTGCGCGCCGCTATGCGTATCACCGATGTCGTCACTGACGATCGCCTCGAGGTCGCGACGGTCAACGCCATGATCGAGGCAAACCGGGAGCTTGCAGGCTACCGGACCGCCCAACAGGCCCTTGGCTTTTCCATTTTGTCCGACGTGCCTGCCGAGCAAATCAAAGGCGAAAGTCAGCTGCTGCACCTCTATCGCCGCGTCATTTACTGCGCCGCGCTGGCCGAGCTGGTGGAGCGCTACAGCAGTTTCGACGCCACCAATAGCGGCGAGAAAAAGGTCACCGAGGATGAAAGCAGCGCCGACCAGTTGCGTCGAGACTCGCGCAAGGCGCTACGCAGCCTCCTGGGTATCAGCCACACCACCGTGGAGTTGCTGTGATGCCCACCGTGATCGCTCATCAAGGCGAAACCGTCGATGCCATCTGCTGGCGAATCTACGGCCGCACCGCAGGTGTCACCGAGGCCGTGCTTGATGCCAATCCCGGGCTGGCCGATCTCGGCACGGTCCTGCCGCACGGCACCCTGGTGCAGTTGCCGGAAGTAGCCCCACAAGCAGAACAACGACAGATGGTGAATCTATGGGACTGACCCAACGCTTTTGCCCCCAGGACGCACACCAGCTTCCCACCCTCAACCTCGGACAGCGGAATGAAGCGCATGCCTGATAAACCGGACACCTGGGCCTGGCTCGCGGCCTGGCTCGAACAAAACTGGCCCGCCCTCTACGCCGGCGGCCTGGCCGCCATCATCGCCGCACTGCGAATCATGTACGGCGGCGGCACCCTGCGCCGCGTTGCGCTGGAAGCACCGTTGTGCGGGTTGCTCGCCTTGGCTTGTTGCCACGGACTGTCTCTGCTGGGAATCCCGGCGACCACTGGACCGTTCTTCGGCGGGGTTATCGGGCTGCTCGGCGTCGAGGGTACTCGCGCCCTGGCCAAACAATTCTTCAAGCGCAAGGTGGACCAGATATGACGACCCTTCGCCATGGCGATCGCAACCAGGATGTTCGCGTGCTGCAGCAGCGCCTCAACCTGAGCGGAGCCTCTCTGTTCGTGGACGGCTTGTTTGGCGATGCTACCGAGAACGCGGTGCGCGCCTATCAAGCCAAGATAGGGTTGGTCGCTGACGGCATCACCGGCCCCAAAACCCTCGCCGCGTTGACTGGTAGTGATTGTTCTGCGCTGCTGCGCAATGCCTCGCTGATGGCAGCGGCCACACGGCTGGGCGTCGAGCTGGCGGCCATCCTCGCCGTGAACGAAGTCGAAAGCCTGGGTGCGGGTTTCCTCGAAAACGGCAAGCCCAAGATTCTCTACGAGCGGCACATCATGTATCGCCAGTTGGCCAAGCCGCGCACCCCGGAAGATGACGCGGCTGCGCTGCAGGCCCACGCCGATGAACTGACCACCTGCAAACCCAACCTGGTAAATCCGCGTGCCGGGGGATATGCCGGTGGAAGCGCCGAACACCAACGGCTGGCCAACGCGCGGCTCATCGATGACACCTGCGCGCTGGAGTCGGCCAGTTGGGGCGCCTTTCAGATCATGGGTTATCACGCGGTACGCCTGGGCTATGTCAGCGTGCAGGACTTCGCCGCGCGTATGGCCAAGGACGAAAACGAACAGTTTGAAGCATTCGTGCGCTTCCTCGAGGCCGATCCGGCATTGCTGAAAGCGCTCAAGGCTAAGAAATGGGCCGTGTTTGCCAAGGGTTTCAACGGCCCCGATTACCAACGCAATCTGTACGACATCAAGCTGGAGCGTGCCTACCTACGGCACGCCACCGGCTGTCCTGTGCCGGAGGCCGCATGATCGATTTCGAAGCTGTACAACGACTGAACGTAAAGGATGGCGATCTGCTGGTGGTGCCTGAGTCCACCGAACATGAGGACATGGCATTACTGGGTGAAGCCCTTCACATCATGACCCCAGGCTGCAAAGTCGTGATCGTTCGCGGCCCCCTCGCCAAGCTGGACGTCGGCGACATGAACAAACTCGGCTGGTACCGCGCATGAGCACCCTGCGCCAGGTGCTGTACGGCCTCGCCTTGCTCGGCGCCTTGGCGTTGTTGATTTGGGGGCAGGAACAGCGCATCGCGATCGCCGACAAGAACACCGAGCTGGCAGGGAAAGACGCCAAGACGGCCCGTGACGATGCTGACCGTAATCTGGCTACCGCAAACAGCCTGCGTGACTCGCTGCAACAGGAGCGCACTGCTCAGGCCAGTCTGCGCAGCCAACAGGATCAATTGCGCCAGGGCCTGGCCAACCGTGAACGAACGATCGAGGCACTCAAACGTGAAAATTCAGAACTACGGACGTGGGCTGATGAGCCTCTGCCTGATGCTGCTCGCCGGTTGCGCCAGCGCCCCGCCCTCACCGGCGCCGACGCTTATCGTCAGTGGTTGTCCGGCCGTGGTGCCGTGCCGGCTGCCAGCAACGGAACCGGACGATAACGGCGCACTGCTCACCGATCAGGATCGCACCGAGGCTGCATGGGCCGACTGTGCCGCCCAGGTCGATTTGGTTTACCAACACCAGGTGCAACATGAACAAGCCCGATAGTCTCCGAGCCCACCTGCTGGCTGCCATACCCGAACTGAAGCACAACCCCGACCGCCTGCTGGTCTTCATCGACAACGGCAAGATCCGCTGCACCGGGGCTGCCGGCCTGTCCTTCGAATATGCCTACGACCTGCAGATCATTCTTACCGACTTCGCCGGCCACCCCGACAGCGTAATGCTGCCGCTGTTGGGCTGGCTGCGCGTGAACCAATCGGAACTACTGGTCAACCTGGACAAGTCCGCCGAGGGCATCAAGTTCGAAGCCGACGTCATCGACCACAGCAAGGTCGACATGAGCCTGAGCTTGCCATTGACCGAGCGAGTCATCGTGAAGAAACAGGACAACGGCACCTTCACCCTCAAACACGCTGCCGAACCGCAGTACACGCCCTACGAACAGATCGATGGCCCTATCCAAATATTCGCCGACGGTGTGCTACTGGCCGAGTGGACGTCACCACAGCCGACCGATGCCGTAGCGCTGGCCACCCCGCACCCGCAGCGCCCTAACAATGAGTGACCTGCAAGCACTGGAGGATTGGGCCGGCCTGCTACTGCAGCGGCTGGAACCACCCGCCCGGACCCAATTGGCCCGGACGATCGCCCAACAACTGCGCCGCAGCCAGCAACAGCGGGTGACTGCCCAGCGCAATCCCGACAGCAGTCCGTACACGCCGCGCAAGGCACGCGACTTGCGCGGCAAACAAGGCCGCATCCAGCGCAAATTGAAGATGTTCCGCAAGCTGCGCACCGCCAGTTACCTGAAGGCCAAGGGCGATAGCAGCCTGGTCAGCGTCGGCTTTACCGGGCGAATTGCACGCATCGCCCGCGTACACCAATACGGTCTGAAGGACCGCGCCGAACGGGGCGCCCCGGATGTGCGCTATGACCAGCGGGAAGTGCTGGGCTTTACCGAGGCCGATCTTGAATTGATCCGGGACACCCTGCTGGCCCACCTGACCCTGTAGCCGTCCGCGCTACAAGTCCCCCCGGCTGCGCTCGCGTGCGCGTGGCGCCACCATCGGCGGCATGACCAATATCGCCGCCCTCTCCCGCCTGCTGGAAAACCTCATCCGCTTCGGCACCGTTGCCGAAGTTCAGATGCAACCGCCGCGCGTGCGCGTCAAAACCGGCGAACTGCTCACCGCTTGGCTGCCGTGGATTGCCCTGCGTGCTGGCCTGGATCAAGAGTGGGACCCGCCGACTGTAGACGAGCAAGTCGTGCTGCTCAGTCCGTCAGGACAACTGGCCAATGGCGTGGCCCTCACCGGCATGTTCAGCGACGCGCATGCCGCCAACGGTGATCGCATCGGTCTTCATCGCCGCACCTACCGTGACGGTGCCGTTATCGAATACGACTGCATTGCCCATCACCTGCGCGCGGTGCTGCCCGAAGATGGCACCAGCGAACTGATCAGCCAGGGCGGCATTCACATCGTCGGCCCGATCACCCATGAGGGTGACTACACCCAGACCGGCAATCAGCACGTCACCGGAAAGGTCACCGTCTCGGAAGATGTCGTCGCAGCCGGCATCAGCCTCGTCAATCACCCGCATGGCGGGGTGAAGGCCGGTTCTGATCAGTCGGGAAAACCTCTATGAACCGAGAAACCGGCAGCGCCATCGGCTACCTGGAGCACATTCGCCAGTCGATCGCCGACATCCTGACCACCCGCATCGGCACTCGGGTCATGCGTCGCGACTACGGCAGCTTGCTGCCCGAACTGGTCGACCAGCCCTTCAATGACGCCACCCGGTTGCGTGTGTATGCCGCCACCGCCATGGCCCTGTTGCGCTGGGAACCACGCATCAGCCTCAGCCGCGTTCAGTTCAGCGGCGTCAGCCTGCAGGGCGAGGTCATCCTCGAGCTGGAAGGCGCCGAAGTCGACAGCAATCAGCAGCACAACTTGAGCATCCCGCTGCAACTGGGGGCCAGCGTATGAACACCTTTGTCCCAATCGACCTCAGCCAGTTACCGGCACCACAGATCGTTGAGCAGATCGACTTCGAATTGATCCTGGCCGAACGCAAGGCCTATGCCGTCAGTCTGTGGCCGCCTGAAGAACAGGCGGCGATTGCCGCCCGCCTCGAACTGGAATCAGAGCCCCTGACCAAGTTGCTCGAGGAGAATGCCTACCGCGAAACGATCTGGCGTCAGCGCGTCAACGAAGGTGCGGTGGCCAATATGCTTGCCCTCGCCCAAGGCGCTGACCTGGAGAATCTGGCGGCCAACTACAACGTCAAACGGCTGGTGGTGCAAATCGGCAATCCGAAGGCTGTGCCACCGATTCCAGAGATTTTGGAGAGCTACGACAGCTTGCGCGAGCGCGCGCAAATGGCCTGGGAAGGCCTCAGCACCGCCGGCCCACGCAACAGCTATATCTTTCATGCCCGCGCCGCTGACGGCCGCGTGGCCGATGCCACAGCGGAGAGCCCGAGCCCCGCCGTGGTGGTTGTGACCGTGCAATCCTTGTTGGGCGACGGTAGCGCTGATGCGAGCTTGCTCAGCATCGTTAACGCTTACTTGAGCGACGACGACCGCCGCCCCGTGGCCGATCGCCTGACGGTACAAGGGGCAATTGTCCTGCCGTACCAGGTCAACGCTCGTCTGTACCTGAAAACCAACGGCCCCGAATCCGAGCCGATCCTTGCCGCTGCCTACCAACGCCTGCAGGACTACGTGCATCAGCGTCGTCGTCTGGCCATGGAAGTCTCCGAATCAGCCATCCACGCGGCGCTGCATGTTGAGGGTGTGCGCAAGGTCGAGCTGGTGAACTGGATCGACATCGTCGCCACGCCCTACCAGGCCCCCTACTGCACTGCCATCACGCTCACGCAAGGGGTGGAGTAATGGGCGCGGTCTCGCTGTTGCCCCGCAATGCCAACCAGCTGGAACGCTTGGCAGCCGAAGCGTTGGCGCAAATTCAACGCACGCCCATTCCGCTGCGTCAGCTCTGGAACCCAATGGAGTGCCCTGTCGACCTGCTGCCTTACTTGGCCTGGGCCTTCTCGGTCGATCGCTGGGACAGCACCTGGTCGGAAGCCACCAAGCGCGCCGCCATCCGCTCGGCGTACTACATCCATTCCCGCAAAGGCACCATCGGCTCCCTGCGCCGCGTCGTCGAGCCGTTGGGTTACTTGATCGAGATTATCGAGTGGTTCGATGTGGTGCCGGAGGGGGTGCCTGGCACTTTCGCGCTGAAGGTCGGCGTGCTGGAGACCGGCATCACCGATGAGATGTACCAGGAGCTGACGTTCCTCATTGATGACGCCAAACCCCGCAGCCGACACCTCACCGGCCTGGCCATCAGCCTTGAATCCACTGGCCGCCTTTACATGGGCGCCACGATCTACGACGGCGACGAAATCACCGTGTACCCGCCCATACAGCGCGACATTGAAGTCATCGGCGTCATTGGCCGGGGCGGCCGCGACCACACCATCGACACTCTGGATGTTTTCCCATGATCGACCAGACCTCTCAGTTTTTTGCCATCCTGACCAACATCGGCACCGCCAAACAGGCCAACGCCGACGCCCTGGGCGTCGCTTGGAAGATCACCCAAATGGGCGTCGGCGATGCCAATGGAACGGACCCTATTCCGTCGGCAACCCAGACGACACTGATCAATGAGCGTCGTCGTGCGCCGCTCAATCAGCTCAAGGTTGACCCTAACAACAGCGCGATCATCGTTGCCGAACAGGTCATCCCTGAAGACGTGGGCGGCTGGTGGATTCGTGAAATCGGACTGTATGACGCTGACGGCGACCTGGTCGCTATCGCCAACTGCGCTCCGTCGTTCAAGCCACTGCTGACGCAAGGCTCCGGCCGTACGCAGGTCGTGCGAATGAACCTGATCGTGAGCAACTCCAGCAATGTTGAACTGAGGATCGATCCCAGCGTGGTGCTCGCAACCCGCTCGTACGTCGATGCGAAAGTCCTGGAGGAACTGAACAAGCTCGACAGCAAGCAGTCGGTGCTGGTGGCCACCACGGCCAACATCGCGTTGGCCGGCCTGCAGACGATTGACGGCGTGGCAGTGCCAGCGGGCGCGAGAGTCCTGGTGAAAAATCAGACCGTGCCCAAGGACAACGGCATTTACCTGGCGGCCGCGGCTGTCTGGACACGGGCGCCGGATGCCGACACCAATGCCGAGGTCACATCGGCGCTGCTGACATCCGTCGAACAGGGCGCCACCCTGGCCGACACGCGTTGGCAACTGATCACGGATGGGCTGATTGTCGTGGGCACTACGGCGCTGACGTTTCAGAACGTGACCCAAGGCTTTGCGCCTATCATCTCGCCGGCATTGATCAGCCCCACGGCGACGAGTAACCCGCCTCAGTTCGATAACAGCCTGTTGCTGGCAACGGCCGGCTTTGTGCAGCGGGCGCTCGGTAGTTACTCGGCATATGCGGTGACAAACGCCAGCGCTGCGCTATCCGCTGTGCATGTGGGGAACATCGTTCTCCCAACCGCCGGCGGGCTGACGTTCACGCTACCACCGGCAGCAGGTATTGCGGCGGGTTCAGTGGTAACGCTGTACGGCAACTCAGTAGGGGCCACTATCGTGCCAGCCTCTGGTGTTATTACCTCAAACGGAGTTGGTGTTTCCTCAATTGTTCTTGGGCCGTTCGACACCATCCAACTTACATTAACGGCCTCGTCTGGATGGTATGTAACTGGAGGGTCCGCGCAGCTAATTGGCTCATCCGTGATGTCAGGCCCAAACTGGACAACACGGCCGCAATTCGACAATACGAAGTCACTTGCGACTACGGAATTTGTACAGCGGGCGCTCGGCAGTTTGTCGGGCGTGGCAGACATTGGAAATGGCGCGTCTGCAAATGCTGGCCATGTGGGGAAAAATCTAAACATTGGTGCCGGTAGTTCGAATCTGCCAGCCGCCGCAAGTGTCCCGGATGGCGCGACCCTGAATTACAAAAATACGGGGATTGGAAGTCACACGCTGAATCGTGCAGGGACCGACATTATTTCCTGTGATGGCTCAAACCTGACCAGCATCGTGGTCGGCACGGGTGAAGACCTGAAGTTAGTCCAGGTTGGTAACAACTGGATTGGCTCGGGATCGGCCGCGCTTAAATACGGCGCGGGCTTCCAAACGTCTCTACTGGCGAACGGCTGGCAAAAGCTGCCGAGCGGCAAGATTGAGCAGTGGGGGGCAACCGTCGCAATTCCCGCCGGCGGCTCTGCAGTCGTCACGCTCCCATTTGCAATGCCGGCCAATATCCTGACAGTAGAAGTGACCGCTCAATCGTCAACAAACGACACGACGCCTATCTCTGGCGCGTGGAACGCGATCAACGCCGGCACATTTACGCTACGGAACAAGTCGACCGTGGCTTCCATTTTTAGCTGGACCGCCATTGGCTGGTAAGGGGGAGTTTATGTTCGCTTCAAAAGCAACGGGTTGTTTCTATCATCCCGCTATTCACGGGCCGCGTCTTATCACTATTCAGGATCCGGCATGGACCTGGCCGAGGGTGGATGTCGTCTTAGCGCCGGGCGAGTCTGTTTGGATCGGTACAGAGCTGATGACGAATTCAGGGGATGAGCCGCTGACGCTCCATGATGTTCCTGATATGAGCGTGACCCCGGACATGCTGGAGGTACCCAACCCGGCCTGCCTGATCCCTGAGGATGCGCTGGAAATCACGCCTGCCTACCATGCCGAACTAGTGGCGGGGCCGTCGCAAGGCAAGGTTATTGCCTGGGGGGATGACGGTTATCCGTTTCTAACCGATCCCCCACCGCCCTCACCGGAGGAACTTGCAGCGGTAGAACGTGCGTGGCGCAACGCCCTGCTGGCGACTACGGATGGCGTCGTGACCCGACACCGAGATGAGTTGGAGGAAGGTATCGAGACCACCCTCTCGGCCCAGCAATACATCGATCTGCAAAACTTCCGCCGGCAATTACGCAACTGGCCGCAAGGTACGGAATTCCCCCTGGCAGAACACCGCCCGGAAGCACCGGCCTGGCTGGCTGAGCAAGAAGGGTCCGCAGACCTGTAGCGCCCGTCGCTACAACTTGCAGCGCTCGAACATCCGGCGCGCGCGCGGCAGCCTGTGCAGCGTCTTTCCATCACTGCGCAGGCAAACCCCATGGCCGACGAATACCATCACGGCGTGCGAGTCCTCGAAATCAACGAGGGCACGCGCCCCATTCGCACTGTTTCCACCGCTGTCATCGGCCTGGTCTGTACTGCCGAAGATGCCGATGCCACGATGTTTCCTCTGGACACCCCTGTCCTGATCACCAACGTTCAAGCCGCGATCGGCAAGGCCGGTACCCAAGGCACGCTGGCTGCCAGCTTGCAGGCCATCGCCGACCAGACCAAGCCAGTGACTGTCGTCGTTCGTGTCGCCAAAGGCGCCGACGAAGCCGCGACCACCAGCAACCTGATCGGCACCACCACCGCTGCCGGCAAATACACCGGCATGAAAGCGCTGCTCGCGGCGAAGTCCCGTCTGAAAGTCACGCCGCGCATTCTCGGCGTGCCAGGTCTCGATACTCAGCCTGTGGCTACTGCGCTGGTGGCGATAGCTCAACAGCTGCGAGCCTTCGCCTACGTCAATGCCTGGGACTGCCAGACCAAGGAAGAAGCGACCGCCTACCGCGAGAACTTCGGCGCCCGCGAAGTCATGGTCATCTGGCCCGACTTCCAGAACTGGGACACCGTCACCAGCGCTACCGTCAACGCTCCGGCCGTTGCCCGGGCACTGGGTCTGCGCGCCAAGATTGACCAGGAGGTGGGCTGGCACAAAACCCTGTCCAACGTCGCCGTCAATGGCGTGACCGGTATCAGTGCTGACGTGTTCTGGGATCTGCAAAACCCGGCTACCGATGCCAACTACCTCAACGGCAACGAGGTCACCACCCTGATCAACGAGGGCGGCTATCGCTTCTGGGGCAGCCGCACCTGCAGTGACGATCCGCTGTTCGCTTTTGAGAACTACACGCGCACCGCCCAGGTACTGGCCGACACCATGGCCAACGCGCAGATGTGGGCCATGGATAAACCCATGCACCCCTCGCTAGTGCGCGACATGCTCGAAAGCATCAACGACAAGTTCCGCGAAATGATCGCCGGCGGCTATCTGATCGGCGGCAGCGCCTGGTACCCCGACGACATCAACGACGAGACCACGCTCAAGGCCGGCAAGTTGTACATCGACTACGACTACACCCCTGTGCCGCCGCTGGAAGACCTCACCCTGCGTCAGCGCATCACCGACCGCTACCTGGTCGACTTTGCCAGCCGCCTCAACAGCTAACCCGGGCCTCCCCTCACGGGGAGGAAACCCTGCGCCTGCCGATCGGAGAACACCGCCATGGCCCTGCCCCGCAAACTCAAGAACATGAACCTTTTCAACGACGGCAGCAGCTATCTGGCCGTCGCCAAGTCCGTCACCTTGCCCGCCCTCGGCCGCAAGATGGAGTCCTATCGCGGCGGCGGCATGAACGGCCCAGTCAAGGCTGACCTGGGCTTCTCCGATGACGGCATTCAGCTGGAGTGGAAAACCGGCGGCCTTGATCTGATCTCCCTGCGCCAGTTCGGCATGGTCAAGGCGTCCGGTGTGCTGCTGCGCTTTACCGGTGCTTTCCAGCAGGACGACACCGAAGAAATGAGCAGCGTGGAAGTCGTTGTGCGTGGCCGTCACGAGACCATCGAAATGGGTGATGCCCAACCCGGTGAAGACACCGAGCACAGCATGACCACCACCTGCAGCTACTACAAACTGATCGTCGACGGTGAAGTCATCATTGAAATCGACCTGCTCAACTTTGTTGAGATGGTCGACGGCAAAGACATGCTCGAAGCCCAGCGCAAGGCCATCGGCATCTAACTCAAATCGCCCTCGATCGAGGGCGCACCCCACCTCCTGGAGCAAACCCATGTCCACACCTGACAACGCAGAATCCACCGTTATCGCGCCTGAAGAAAACAAGCACGACGAGAACACCGTAGAACTCGACACCCCTATCCAGCGCGGCAAGCAACTCATCAGCGCCGTCACCCTGCGCAAACCGTGCGCCGGTGAGTTGCGTGGCATTCACCTGGCCGAGCTGCTGAACCTCGACGTGGCCAGCCTGATCAAGGTCATCCCGCGCATCAGCTCACCTGGCATCACCGCCCCCGAAGCGGCCGGCATGGACCCTGCCGACCTGCTGGCCATCGGCGGCAAGGTCGTCGGTTTTTTGCTGCAGAAGCAGGCGAAGACGGATGCATCCCTCGTTGCGTAGAGGACGCCATGGCCGATCTGGCCGTGGTCTTTCACTGGGCACCGGCCGACATGGATCGGCTGGGCCTACAGGAACTGATGGACTGGCGCGAGAGGGCGCGGGTCAGGAGTAGCGCCGATGGCCAATGATCTACGACTTCAGGTATTGCTCAATGCCATCGACAAAGCCTCCGCGCCGCTGCGGCAAATCAGCCAGGGCAGCCTCGAAACGGCACGGGCGCTGAAGAGCGCCCGCGACCGTCTCAAGGAACTCAACACCCAACAAAATGACATCAGTGCCTGGCGCTCCCAGCGGGCAGCCGCTCAAGAGACCAGCCAGGCGCTGGAAGCCGCGCAAGCCAAGGTCAAAGGGCTTAGTCAGCAATTCGCGGCCACCGGCGTGCCAACCAAAGCGATGGCCAAGGAATTCCGTGCGGCGGTGCGGGAAGCCCAGGCGCTGAAACAGGCCCACCAGCAACAAAGCGAAAAGCTCCAGAGCCTGCGCACCCGGCTCAATGACGCCGGCATCAGCACCAAATCCCTCAGTGGTCACGAACGCCAGCTGCGTGAGCAGATCGGCGCGACCACGGCCAGCATCAATACGCAAAGCGAACGCCTTGCCGCCCTGAATGCGCGACAGGCCCGGGCTGCGAAACTGCGCAGCAACTTCGGCAAGAGTCGGGAGATGGTGGGAGTCACCGCCACCGCCGGCGCCAGTGCGGCCGCCACCGGTGCGGCGGCCGGGCTGCCAATACTGGCGATGGTGAAGAACTACTCGAGCTTCGAGGACGCCATGGCCGGCGTCGCCAAGCAGGTCGAGGGTGCCCGCGATGACAACGGCAAACTCACCCAGACCTATTACGACATGGGCGCGGCCATCAAGAAGATGGGCGAAAGCATCCCCATGGCCACCACGGACATCGCCGCGCTCGTCGAGGGCGGCGCTCGCATGGGCATTCAGGGCAAAGACAACCTTCTCGAATTCGCCCGTGTCGCCGCCACGGCGGCTACGGCTTTCGAATTGCCTGCCGACCAGGTCGGCGAGAGCCTGGCGCGAATTGCCCAGCTCTACAAACTGCCGATCAAGAACGTCAGCCAGCTGGGCGACGCCATCAACTTCCTCGACGACAACGCCATGTCGAAAGGCTCCGACATCATCGAAGTGATGCAGCGCACGGCGGGCATCACGGCTTCCGTGGGCATGTCGTTCAAGGATGCAGCAGCCTTGGGCTCGACGTTCCTGACCTTGGGCGCCTCGGCGGAAGTCGCGGGGACGGCCACCAATGCCATGATCCGCGAACTGGCGATCGCCACGCAGCAGCCGAAGCGGTTTCAGAAGGGGCTGGCTGCTGTAGGACTCGAAGCGAAGGCCGTGCAAGAGGGCATGGCCAAGGATGCTACCGGCACCATCCAGAAGGTACTGGATGCCGTGAGTAAATTACCCAAGGCCGACCAGCTCGGCGTTATGACGGAGCTGTTCGGCAAGGAATACGGCGACGATGCCGCGAAGCTCGCTGCCAACATCGGCGAATACCGGCGCCAGCTGGAGCTGGTGAACAGCACCAAGGGCAGCGGGTCGATGCAGCGCGAGGGCGACATCAAAGGCCAACAATTGTCAGCCCGTTGGCAGATGACACAGAACCGCCTGTTCAATCTCAGCAGCGCCCTGGGCGAAACATTGCGACCGACCATCATCGAGCTGGTCGACGGTTTCAACCGCATCATCGAGCGGGTGAACACATGGGCCACTGAAAACCCCACTCTGGTCGCCAGCCTGCTGAAAGTCGCGGCGGGGATTGCCGCCCTCTCTGCTGGCTTCGGGGTCGTCGCGCTCGGCATTGCCGGTGTGCTTGGCCCATTCCTCGCCGTGCGTTTCGCCCTGTCCATGCTGGGTTTGAAAATCCCCACGCTGCTGGGCCTGCTGAGAGTACTCGCCGTGGCTTTCAGCAGCGGGTTGGTAACCGCCATCCGCGCCGTCAGCATCGCGCTGTGGGGCTTGACGGCCAACCCCGTAGCACTGGCGATCGCCGCCGTGGTGGCCACACTGGCCGGCGCCGGTTACCTCATCTATCAGAACTGGGACCAGGTGAAGCTGTACTTCGCCAATGCCTGGACCGAGATCAAGGCCGGCTTCAGCGGTGGTATCGGCGGCATTCTCACCACCCTGGCCAACTTCAGCCCAATCGGCCTGATCTACCAGGCCTTCGCCGGCGTGCTCAGCTACCTGGGAGTGGACCTGCCGACGCGCTTCACCGAGTTCGGCAACATGATCGTCAACGGCCTGGTCAACGGCTTGATGGCCGGCGCCGGACAGATTAAGGATGCCATCACCTCGATCGGCGGCTCGACCATCGATTGGTTCAAGGAAAAGCTCGGCATCCACAGCCCGTCGCGGGTCTTTGCCGAATTGGGCGGATTCACCATGGCGGGTCTGACGAAAGGCCTGCAATCCGGTGAACAGGGGCCGCTTGATGCCGTCGCCGGTATCAGCAAGCAACTCACCAGCGCGGGGTCGTTCGTGATGAATGCCATCGCCGGACCATCCGCGATGGAAACCCCACGCACCCCGGCTGAGGCGGCTGGTGTGGCCCAACCACTCAAGGCCGCGCAAGCCGTTACGCAGTTACCTGCGACCGAATCCACCAGCGTCGATTCGGGCGTTCAGGGGATGCTGGCTAGCCTCGGCAAACAGCTCACCGCCGCCGGCGCGTCTGTCATGAATGCGATCAGCGGACCGGCGCCGGCCGGCGAACAGCGCACCCCAGCCGAAGCGGCCGGCGTGGCTCAACCGCTCAAGGCCGCGCAAGCCGCTGCGCAAACGCCGTTGGCCTCCCCTTCTGGAGCGAATTCCGGTGTGCTTGGGATGTTGGCCAGTCTTGGCAAACAGGTCACCGCTGCCGGCGCGCTGGCATTGGGCAGCATCGCGGCGCCCGCCATGGCCATGGGGACTGCCGCAACGCCGGCCATTGAAATCGACAGTCGAGCGCCTATCACGCCTCCGGCCGCCTCAACCTATGACAGTCATGACCACTATGAAATCAACATCCACCCTACGCCGGGGATGGATGCGCAAGCCGTTGCGCGTGCAGTCCGCGCCGAGCTGGCCCGTATCGACAGCGAAAAGTCTGCGCGCAATCGCAGCCGACTGTCAGACCAGGAGTAACCCCGTATGATGCTTGCCCTCGGCATGTTCGTTTTCAGCCTGCACACGGCTGCATACCAAGAGATGCAGCGCCAGACCGATTGGCGCCATCCCAGCAGCAACCGCATCGGCGCTCAACCAGCCCGCCAGTTCCTGGGACGTGGGGAAGACGCCATCACCCTCCCCGGCATCATCCTCCCGGAGTTGGCCGGCTCAGTCTTGAGCCTGGACGCGTTGCGCCAGATGGCAGACACCGGCAAGGCCTGGCCCATGGTCGAGGGCACGGGCCGGTTGTGCGGGCTGTGGGTGATCGAAAACCTGACCGAAACCCGGACCATTTTCTTTTCCAACGGCGCCGCGCGGCGCATCGAATTCAACCTGAGCCTGAAACGTGTCGACGATGGTCGGGTGGATCTGCTCGGCGCCAGCACCGGCGCCGGACTGAACATTCTGAGGGGGCTGCTGTGATCGATGCCGCGATCGCCCGCGTTACGGGCTACGTGAAAAGCACCCTGGAGCAGAGTCGTCGTGATGCCACGTATCCGGTGCCGGCGTTTCGTCTGACCGTCGATGGCAATGACATAGCGCAGATGATCAGTCCGCGGCTGATGAGCCTGGAGCTGACCGACAATCGCGGGATTGAGGCCGACCAACTCAGCATCAGGCTCAGTGACCATGATGGGCTGCTGGCCATTCCTCCAAAGGGCGCGATCCTGCGGTTGTGGCTGGGTTGGAGTGACACCGGTCTGGTCGACAAAGGCACCTACACGGTGGACGAAACCGAGCACAGTGGAGCCCCAGACGTGCTCAGCATTCGCGCGCGATCGGCGGATCTGCGCAAAGGACTCAAGGCCAAACGCGAACGCAGCTGGAGCAACACCACCCTGGGCGAAGTGCTTGGCGCCATCGCCAGCAGCAATGGCCTCACCGCAACGATTGCCGGTGCCCTGGATGGCCTACCCATTCTGCAGCTCGACCAGGCCAATGAGTCGGATGCCAACCTGATCAGTCGACTTGGCGAAGAGTTTGATGCGGTGGCAACGGTCAAGGCTGGATGCTTGCTGTGCATGCCGGCCGGCGGTGGCAAGACGGCCAGCGGCATGGAGCTGCCCCATATCACCCTGACCCGCATCGATGGCGACCAACACCGCTACCTGCAAGCCGATCGCGATAGCTACGACGGTGTGCGTGCCTATTACTACGATGTGAACAGTGCAAAAAAGCAGGAGGCCATTGCCGGCGGCGGGGAAAATCTCAAGGACCTGCGCCATACCTACAGCGATCAGCAGTCTGCGCTACGCGCCGCCCGGGCCGAGTTCAACCGCCTGCAACGCGGCAGCGCCACACTGAGCTATACCCTCGCTCGAGGGCGGCCGGATCTGATCCCGGAACTGACCTATACGCTCCAGGGCGTGAAGGCCGAAATTGACGAAATCATCTGGTATGGCGGTAACGTGCAGCACAGCCTCAGCGCCGACAGCGGCTACACCATGAGCCTCGACCTGGAGAGCAAATTGCCGGAGGACACGCTGGACGAACTGGCGGAAGAAAACAAAGGCGATTACACCGGCATCGTTGCTCACTACCGAGACGAAAAATCTGGGACAGAGAAAACGGTTACTGCAGGCGATCAATCCAAGCCCAAGAGGCTTCAGTGGTTGTACGCCAGCGAGAAGACGGCAAAGCGTGCGACCGACAGAGAATGGAAGAAAATGCAAAACGCGCAGGCATGAAAAAGACGCCCTCGAGCGCCTTCATTCATCTTTGAAAAGTCACTTGGTTGGCTGTTTTGTTATGGCCATTGCCGACACAAAACGAAGGACATGAGCACGATCCTCCTTCCCTAAGCGGCGAAACCATCGCAGCAGCACACGCTCTTTTCGAGACGTGTATCGGCGTGAATGTGGCTGTTCTTGGGCGGGACTGCGTTCCGCCTTCCGTATCGACAACATGCGCAAACTCCATACGCAAGTACTGTATGCGCATACAGTACACGGGGGCGCGAAATTTGCCAACAAAGTCACGTTCTCTTGGCGCAGCAATCAAAAAGCCCGGCTGAATGGCCGGGCTTCTGTTTGCTTCTCTGCATGAACGATGAGACGACTATCGCATCCATTGCCGGCGCTCTGCGCCGTGTTGGTTATTCCGGTTATTGCTTCACTCGCACAGTGGCTGCGAGTGCGCCCGTAAGCCGTTTTACGGAAGCACGGTCGTGCTCGGGCAGTGAACGAAACTGGTCGAGCACCAGTGATTCTTCCTCACTGAGGTTCGCGGAATCAATCGAGTGCCGACTACCAGTGAGCACAAAATGAACATCCACAGCCATGCCCTGCAACGCCGCCAAGTAGCGCACATCGGGCGAGCTTGATTCGAGCTCATACGCCTTCTGAGTTCCTCGGCTAACGCCCGCAGCGATACCAAAATCGGTCTGGTTCAAACCCAACCGATCCCTCTCTTCTCGTAGGCGTTCACCTACTCCAGATAATATGAGCACTTTTTTGATCAATACCAGTTGACTTGAACAGTTTTCTGCCCAAGAATCCTCACCGTCGAACACGATTAAACACGGTTGAACACTATGCATGTCCTTCTAACCCCCGAGCAAGCCCGTGCAGCTCTAGACCGCCGGGGAAAAAGCATTGCGGAGTTCAGCCGCGAACATGGTCTGAACAAAAATTTGGTCAGTGATCTACTCAATGGACGCAAGAAAGGTCGTCGAGGCGAGGCACACCGGGCAGCAGTGTTGCTCGGGATCAAAGACGGCGAAGTTGCACAGTAGTGCGGCTAGCCAAGGAGGGAAACGAGAACATGAAACGCCCAGTGCTAGAAACCAGACGCCAAGTAGTGAGAGCAGTTGTTTGCGCTTATCCAGGTGGTCGCGAATGCGCAGCAGCGCGCCTCGGCTATGAACTCAAGAAGTTCGACAACCATGCCTACGAAAACGCCGGCAGCCGTCCATTGAGCGATGACCAGATTCATATGCTCGAACAAGACGCAGGCACCAGCTTTTTCCCGGAGTATGTGGCGTCCCTTTACAGCGGCATGTTCGTACCGATCGCCACCCCTGAAACCCTGGACAACATCGAGTTGTACAGCCGCTCGGTCAGCACTGCTGCCAAGCGAGGGGTGGTCGATCAGATCATCGAAAAAGCGCTTGCCGATGGCGTCATTGAGAAGGGTGAGGCGGCTGCAATCCTCGCTGCCCACAGCAAATACCTAAGCGCTCGTCATGCCGAGGTACTCGCCACGATTTCGCTGCACAGCAAGGAGGCCGACCAGTGAGTGTTTACAAAATGGTCTGCCCACACTGCATGGGCCGCATGCGTATCCGCACCAGTGAAGGCACACACATTTTCCTCCGCGTGGCCTACCTGCAATGCGCAAACGAGGCTTGTGGTTGGTCCGTGCGGGCCGAGTTTGAAATGACTCATGAAATGAGCCCAAGCGGTATGCCCAACCCGAGCGTCAAGCTCCCCGTAGCCCCTGTTGCATTGCGCCGCCTGGCGATGAAATCCCAGGACGATCAGCCTGATTTGCTGGACTCACTCGATATGGAGGTTGAATACGCATGAACGCCATCACCTTGACGATCAATCCCACCAATGACTATCGCGCCGCCATGCAGCAAGCGGCCGTGGCCTACCTGTACCGCCAACAAGGACAACACCTGTCCGGCGATTGCCAGCTGATTGAAAACTGCAAGCGCTACCTCAGCCAGTCGCTCGAAGTACCTGAGCACCTGGTGCAGCGCATTGCAGAACTAGCTGTCACCGAATTTGAAAGCATGACCACCAAGCGTGTGGCTCGGTTGGGCATCTATCCGGCGAGCAGTGCCTATCGCTACCTGGTCTGGTTGCTGGATACCCAAACCCAAAAGCGCTATCCCGTCCCGGCCCGCTTCTTACCAGCGCGCTTGCTGACCTCCTGCGACACCTCGAACTAAATCTGAACCGCCCCTGATACATGCCCGCCTTGCGTGGGTAAGGGGAAACTGCACTTTATTGGTGGCCGAAATGAGCAATATCACCATCCAACTGGAGCTGAACCAGCAGCAGGCAGAGCAATACCTGCAGTGGCTCAACAGCCAGTACGACACCACCATGGCTGACGTTTGGTATTCCGACCGTTATCGGAATGTTCCGCGCGGTCAGCGAGCGCCGAAAGTACTCAAGGACATCCCGCACCTGGCGGGCATTTGCCGGACCCGCAATGAGCTGAAAAAGCAGCTCGGCGCAAACACTGCGGAGCGTGCGCAGTGAAGACCATGGACCACCAACTGCGTGCCGATGTGTTGCAACGGCTTGAGGCTGACTACGGTCTGCAACATATGGCCGGCACCCAATACATGCGCAAGGGAACGTGCCCTCAGTGCAATCAGCGCCGGCTATTCTCGCGGTATGACGAGCCATGGTTCATCCGCTGCGGCCGCGAGCAGAAATGCCGCTACGTGGAGCCGGTCAAGGAGCTGTACAGCGACCTGTTCGACGACTGGAGCAAGCGCGCGCCGGCCACCGACGATCAACCTGCAGCGAGTGCCAGGGCCTACCTGAGCTTCGCTCGCGGGTTCGACGTGGGGATGATCGAAGGCTGGTACACCCAGGAAAACTACTTTGACCGAGAGCTGAACATTGGCTCGGCCACCGTCCGCTTCCCACTCGATAAGGGCGGCTACTGGGAGCGGCTCATCGACAAGCCGAACCGCTTCGGGAAGAAGAAAGCACGCTTCAAACCCGGCGAAAGTTACAAGGGCCACTGGTGGGTGCCGCCGTGTGTGGATCTGCTGCAGGTGAACGAACTGTGGATCGTCGAGGGCATTTTCGATGCCATCGCCTTGGTGCAAAACGGCATACCCGCTGTCGCCGCGCTGTCCTCGAATGCCTATCCAGAAGAGTCGTTGAAAGCCCTGATCACTGCGCGTGGCGGCAAAACACCCAAGCTGGTTTGGGCACTGGACAACGAACCAGGTGCGCACAAATACACCCGCATGTGGGTCCGCCAGGCACGAGACCTTGGCTTCACCTGTGACGCAGCACAGATCCCACAGCCTGATTCGCGCAAGGTCGATTGGAACGATCTGCATCAGCGTTGGGCATTCATGGACGACGTTGAAGCCCGCACCCAGCGGATCGACAAAGAGCTGGACGAGGCCAAGCACCACGGCGCGCTGCTGATTGCTGAAAGCGCGGTGGAAAAAGCCTTGCTCATGTACCAGTGGCGCGAGCGCGAAGAGTTTCACTTCGGCTTCGACTCCCGCCTGTACTGGTGGAAGTTGGACATCTCGAAATTCAACAGCGCCATGCAGGCGCTGGATGCCAGCGACAACCACGAAGACCAGCAACTGAATGACAAAGCACGTCGCGCCAAGGCGCTACGCATGTCCGGTTGCGTGGTCGAGATCGCCAACTGCTACCCCAAGGCGCTGTATTTCCAGCGCAACGAAATCACCGACGAGTCCTGGTACTTCTTCCGGGTCGACTTCCCCCATGACGGCGGCTCTGTGAAAAACACCTTCACCGGTGGCCAGGTCGCAGCGGCCAGCGAATTCAAAAAAAGACTTCTCGGCATGGGTGCCGGAGCCGTGTTCACCGGTAGTGGGCAACAGTTGGACAAAATCATGAAAGACCAGCTTTTCGGTATCAAAACCGTTCAGACCATCGACTACGTGGGCTACAGCCGGGAGTACGGCTGCTACGTGTTCAACGACATTGCGATCCGCGACGGCCAGCTCATCACCATCAACGAAGAGGAATTCTTCGAGATGGGCAAGCTGAAGCTCAAGAGCCTGCAGAAAGGCGTAAAGATTGCCCTGCAGAAGGACGCCAAGGACTACAACACGCAGTGGCTGGATTTGCTCTGGCAGTGCTTTGGCGCCCAGGGCACCGTGGCGCTCACCTTCTGGTTCGGTTCGCTGTTCGCCGAGCAGATCCGCGCCCGTTACCAGTCGTTCCCATTCCTAGAGGCCACCGGCGAGGCCGGTGCCGGTAAGACCACCCTGCTGACCCTGCTGTGGAAACTGCTGGGCCGCGAGGGATACGAAGGTTTCGACCCGTCCAAATCCACCAAGGCTGGCCGCAGTCGCCTGATGGGGCAAATCTCCGGCATGCCCGTCGTACTGCTGGAATCGGATCGCAGTGGCGACGATAAGGCCCATGCCAAAACGTTCGAATGGGACGAACTGAAGGACTACTTCGGCGGCGGCACGCTCGCGACCAAGGGTGTCAAAACCGCGGGCAACGAGACTTACGAACCGCCCTTCCGCGCCACCATCGCCATCAGCCAGAACGCCCCGGTTGTGGCGTCCGAGGCGATCATGACCAGGATCGTGAAACTGCACTTTGTACGGCCCACGGTCACGGCTGAAAGCCGCGCGGCGGCGGACCTGCTCAACTCTCTGGAAGGCGCCAAGCTCAGCAACTTCCTGCTGCAGGCGGTACGCAAAGAGTCGGAAGTAATGGAGCTGTTTGCCAGTCGCGTGCCTGGCTATGAAGCAAAACTGCGCACCCTTCACAGCCATTGCTTTGCCTGTGAAACGCCGTTCAAAGACGAGCACGATCACTGTGGCCATTGCGGCAACAAACTGCGCGGCTACATCCGTGTGGAGCGGATCAACAAGAACCACGCCCAGCTGCTCGCCCTGCTCGACTGCCTGCGCCTGATCGTGCCCCTGAGCGAGCCACAAATCAGCCACACCCGGACCCAAATCATCCGCATGGCGATCGAGCGTCAATCCTCGATCAGTTCGGATCATCCGGTAGTGGCTGAATTTTGGGAGGTCTACGAATACCTTGAGGGTCTGGACGCTGACGGGCCGGTGGTCAATCACAGCAAAAAAGACAACACCATCGCCATCAACCTCAACGACTTCGTCAAGTGCGCTGCCGAGCACCGCCAGAAGGTCGCCGACATAAGCGAATTGCGGGACCGCCTGAAGGATTCCCGCTCTCGAAAGCTGCTCGACACAAACAAGGCAACCGACAGCGCCGTACGTGCTCACCAGGCCAAGCATTCCAACGCCGTAGTCACCAAGCAACCCATCGTGAAGTGCTGGATTTTCCAAGCGTGACCGCCAATCACCGAGAGGAAAAATGAATGCAAATTCAAATACTCGCCGACAGTGACACATCGACATGCCTGCAGGATCGCGTCACCGAACTGATGCGCCAAATGGGAAACGATCACCGGAAAAACGTACAGGCGGACGCCTACGGTGCTGATGGTCTCGTTGACATCCTTGAGGTTCGAGCCACTGACGGTCAGCGCGAGATTTTGGTCCTGAACTGCTCACGACAGCAGATCCAGGCGGTACTGGAATGGCAATCGAGCAGTGAAGACAGCGACGAATTTGAAGGCTTGGAGCTGCACCTGGTGAGAAAGCCAGACAGCGACATGTAACGCCGGCTGCAACCGGCCAACACTGAAAGGAGAGAACCATGCAGCGCACCAACGAAACAGCCCAACGGGGCAGCAGGGAGTTATTGATCAACCTGCTCAGCACGATCGCAACCGTCGCTCTGATCGCCGTCACGTCCATTCAGGTACCTGACGTCCTGATCTGGCTCGCGAAGTAACGCAATAACGGGAAGTGGTGCCGAGGGGCTGCAACCCCTCGACACCGACCACCACTGAAAGGAGAGAACCATGCAAGCTCGAACCCTCACCGATGGCATCGCCGAGGCTATCACGATCACGTTTTCTGTTGGCAAATGGACCCTGCAACCATGCCCAGCCGCGCGCCAGGCGGAAAGCACCAATCAAAGGACAGCGCAATGAAAACCCTTTTTGTGCTGCTGGCCCAATACGATGGTCAGGTCATCATTCCATTGGCGCGTGTTTGTGATGATTACTTCACACACCTGACCACCGATATGTTTCAACGCAAAGTGTTAGCTGGACAGATAAAAATCCCAATTACTCGATTGGAACCCAGTCAAAAGAGTGCAAAGGGAATTCACGTCTCAGACCTCGCTGACTACCTTGATGCGCAGCGTGCAGCTGCCATTAAAGAAACCAATCAACTGAACAGCGCGCCGCGAGGCAGCTGAATTATTTCAATGTCCTGGCGCCCAGTTTTACGGGCGCCTGTAGGATTTGCTCCAACCACTTCCATTTCGCATAAACGTCGCCACGACCACGTAGATGGGTATAACGACGCATGGAATTCCAATCCCTGTGCCCTGATACGCTGGCGACTCGCGGAATATCCCAGTCCATCTCAAACAGCCGGCTGACACCGTCATGGCGCAGGTCATGGAAGTGCAGATCCTCGATACCGAGGATCTTGCAAGCCCTGGTCCAGGACGTGGACACCGACTCAGCACTGTACGGAAAAATCTCGGGTAGTGATTTCGGCATTGTTTGAAGGATGTCCCATGCCTCTGGTGGTAAATGACACCAAACATCGTTACCGATTTTTTGACCAGGATTCTTCATGTCGCGCACCAGCACCCGTCGGCTGTCTTCATCCAGATCAGTCCACAGAATGCGAGTAATTTCTTCCTGGCGTCGGGTGGAGAACAACGCAAACCCGGTTAGCTTGAGCATGTTAATCGACGTTGGTCGTCGAGATTGGATCCCACGAAAATGCGTCAGGAGTTTGTCCAACTCCTCCAGAGTGGGCCGTCGGTCGCGCTCCCGACTTTTCATGTTGTAACCGAGCTTCTTCAGAACCTTTCGGGCATCCGCCATGGCGTGCGGGTCGACTTCGTAGCCCCATGCTGGCCGGGCAATCGAAAGCACTGCCCCGAGATGAGCCAGATCGTTACCGGCCGTCTGAGGTTGGACGCTTCCGCCCTCTTTGCCCATGCGCCACAGCGCATACTCAACCAACTGCTGACTATTGACGTCCTGGTCGTTGAGTTTGCCCAGGTACGATTCGCTGATAGCTTTGAGCGTTGCCAGTTTCGTTTTGCCCAATGGGCGGACCTTTTCCATTTCGACCAGGTAACGGTCGATCATTTCCTTGACCGTGGCGCCTTGGCGATTTGCCCGCTCAATGGCGCCGGGTTGATCCAGTTCGGCCTCACGCTTTCGAACCCACGCCTGGGCGGCCTGTTTTCGGGCGAAGGTCTGGCTCTCTTGGTAAACTTGCGCCCCATCGCGAAACAGGCGTATCTGTGCCGTGTAACTGATGCTGCCGTCGGTGCGTTTCCGTGCTCTGATCGTGGCCATGGTCAACTGGTACAATTGTGAAAGGGGTTGGTACATTGTACCAATGACCCTTCAAAAACGCCCATTTACCCCCGAAAACCGGCCTAAAACACGTAGAGTAAAATGGTACAGAAATCAGCTACATCCCCAGCAAATTCAAGCTCTACGCTGTCTCGGCGGTTCTCCGTTGCACCTATGATGGACTGGACTGACCGCCACTGCCGGTTCTTCCTACGCCTGTTGTCGAAAAACGCCCTGCTCTACACCGAAATGGTCACCACCGGCGCTCTCCTCAACGGCGATCACGAACGTTTCCTCCGCCACAACGAAGCCGAGCACCCGCTCGCGTTGCAACTGGGTGGCAGCGTCCCGCTGGACCTGGCCGCCTGCGCTCGCATGGCTCAGGAGCACGGGTACGACGAGGTGAATCTGAACGTCGGCTGCCCAAGTGATCGGGTGCAGAACAATATGATCGGCGCCTGCTTGATGGGGCATCCGCAGTTGGTGGCTGATTGTGTGAAG